TCGGTATTGAGTTGCAGTTCAATCGAACCATTGGGAACAACCAGCCCCGCCGGAGACTGGATGTTCCCGCTGGTCAAGGTGATCTTGGCAAGCCCCTGTGAAGCCGCCAGCAAAAGCCAGAACGCGGCAAGATACAATCGCTTCATACGTCCCCCGTCAGAACTGGAATAGATCGTATTCTTGCGCCACCGGGTAAGCAGCCGAGCCCGTGTTATTGATGAAATGCGCCCGCACCAGCACCGCCTTGCCGATGCAGGTCCAGGTTACGGTGCCATCGGTTGTGGTCCCGCCATCGGTGATATTGAAGGCAGAGAACCCGATAAACGTTGAGGCCGTGGTGCCGGAGGCCGTCGCCCAAAACAGATACCCATTCATCACAAAATAGGAGGTGGTCCCCTGAGTGACGCTTTGCGATGTCCCGGGATAAAGCGGAGCGATGCAATCCATGTTTCCGCCAATGGAAATGCCCGCCGTCTCCGCCGTTCCCGAGGGGCGCATATAGTCAACCGCCTTTTGCACCTTCCAGAGAGCGCCGGAATTCGGCACGACAAAGTAATAGTCAGCCGTAGTATTGGCGCCGACCGAGGGAAAAGGCTGCTGTGCTCCGCCCGTGCTGACGACCGGGACCGTAGTACCAGAGGTCGGATAAACCTTGAGCGTCAGCGTGGTCGTGGCAACCGGAAAGCCGGTCAGCGAGCCGCTGTTAGTGGTAAAACTCGATTGCGCCTGCGTCACTTGCGCCGTGGTAGTGGCAAGGTATTCCGTTGCCGTGACGGTACCGGCATAGAGCCGCCATCCCACAACGCTTGCGCCTCCGGTCGGAACTGTCGGCTGCGCGATGGAGATGGATCCGGAAGGACCGCCTGAGACTGTGCGTGTCACTTCGGCAGAGGGCAGTGATTCGCCATCGGTCGTGATCCAGGTAATTTTGAGATAGCCTGTGGCATTGAGCGAGCCGCCCGAGCCCACGTCAGATGCGACAAACACGCCGGGAATGGGAGCCCCAAAAGCAGTAGCGGGAACTTGCAAGAATGCGCCGGGAGCCGGACTCATACGTGCTGAGCTGGTGTAACCCTTGGAAGGCATGATTTTTCACCTCTTGAATGTTTGATCTGGGAGCCAGACCGGCACCGGCCTCGCTGGGCTCGGTCCCAATTGCACTATACACCTTTTCTTACAATGTGAAACAACTATCACGACATGACTTCTTTTGCTCTGACAAGATGATAGAGCGGGTGCTCGGGAACGAGCTGCGGGCGCTCCGCTCCGGTTACAGGATCGGGAGCCAAATATTCCCAATGGGTTGGCTGAATGAACAAAAAGCACAAAGGGCAAATCCCCCTGGGCTGACCATCGGGGAAATTGTGCGACAGGTTCAAAGCGTTCTGGCCATCCTTGTGTTGGTGCGCACAGTTCTTCTGCTGCAAGGCAGTGACACGCTGCGCCTCGTGAAAGTCTCGGCGTGACTTCTCGCGCTCGCGCTTCTCTCGCGCCTGAAAGTCAGGGTCCACATAAGGTTTATTGGATTCCTTGACGATTGCAGCGATGATTTCCGGCGTGATCTTGTCCTTCGTTGTGCTTTCCGCAAAAGCGGTAGCAAACGCCTTAACCAGCTCCATATCCTTGGCGGTTAATCCCTGTTGTTCCGGCATACGATTCTCCTAATTGAATTGATTATGTAGATTCCTGGCGATGGCCCCGGCTCCATCCTCGTTGCGGTATGGGGCGGAATACATGAGCCACCGCTCGCTGTTAAAGCCCTCGGAATCGCCAAACTCACTGATGACCTGCTCCCACGTCAATGCTCCTTTTCCCAAGAGCCGAATCAGGACGGTGCGCCAACCGCGCTTTTCCTCAGTCGGCAGGTTGCGCTCATCGACCAGACAGTAGGAAAATTCCGTCAACCAGCCTTTGGGAAATCCTGAGAGGTAAGTTGGCCCACATGCCATGTCCAGATAGAAACCCCACTCGTCCTGAAAATTGAGTTGCTGCTCGACAAAGATATTGGGGTTGCACTCTGTAACTCGTAAGATGAATTCCGAAGAATGGAGCACGCATCCCTTACGCCGATGAAAATCCCGGAATGAGTTGTGATCCCAAAGTCGGTAACTATCAAGTAAGGGCTCGACTTTGGTAGCTTGGTATTTGGCAAGGGCTTCCTCGGGCGGCAGATAATGGCTCGTTTCATCGAGCAGCGACTTGGACAGAATCATCATTCGCTGGTCAGCTCCATCTTTTCAACCGTCCCAAAGCGCGGTTCAATGCTCATTTTTCCCGCTTCATCGAGATACACGGCAACAGCTCCGCCGGGCTCAACCACCGTGTTCTCGTAAGGGTCAAAGTATTCCGGGCGACTGGCATCATCGAGACAGACGTAAGCCGTGGCCCCGATATTGCATCCCTCACAGACCAAAATCGTGGGGAAGTCGTCTCGCGCATGGGCGAGATAATGATTCAAGGTTTCTTCCCAGCGCCCGGTGAAGTTTCGCAAGCTCTCACCATCAGGAATCGAAAGATCAGGATTCCTAATATATTGCTGCATCTCGCGCTCATTCGCCGCATTCTTCGGCTGCCCCGAGAACTTGCCAATATTCAAGGTCCGCAAGTTCGCATTCGGGTCAATGAAGTGCGTATAGACCGAATAGGGCAGCAGGTATTCCGCCGTCTCCATGCACCGCACAAAGTCTGCCGAGGCAATCGGGCCAATCTGCTCATAGGAGAAGAAATTAGCCAGCGCCAGCGCCTCCTCATACCCATTCTTATTCAACGGAGGATCGGCCCAACCACGATAAATATCCTCGGAATTAAGATCAGTCGAACAGTGGCGCACCAGATAAAGAACAGGTTTGCGCCACAGAGGACTTGCGTAACCGCCTTCCGGGATACCATTCATAGGCACCTAAAGAAATGGCCGCCCCCCGCTGGAGCGGCCACCAGTCCGGGAGAAGGACCGCGTTAAATCTGTTCAATCGCCAGTTCGTTGATCACAATCAAGCCGCTCGATGAGCCGGCCGAGAATGCGCCGGTCACAAAGAAGTTGAGATCCGCTTCACCGACCAACCCAGTCGGCGTATTGGTCAACGTCGCTGCCGCAACCGCCGTGGTATTGACGTGCCCCGCCTGCCGGCCGTTGAGCTGTCCAGTTGAGGAAAGCTGCAAGAGCGCCTGTAGTTCAAAGTTCGTTGACACCGAGGCAACCGAGAGTGAGCCGGTCGTGGCAATGTTCGACGTCCCGGTAGCGAAGCTGGTTGCCGTCGTTGTCCCCGCGGCAATCTGCGCGGCGGTAATCTGATACAACTTGATCGTGATACTCATGCCCGAACCCGCTGTGACAGAGCCCGCTACCCTCACGAGGAACGTGCGCCCCACCCATCCGGCGGTGAATGCCGTCTGTTGCGGCCCCGATGAACCGTAATACTCATTCGGGTTTCCCAGCGAAATCGGAATCACCCCGCCGCCTGCCAGAGACACCGCGCCTGCATTCAGCGTGAAGATCGTCTCCGTCGAGGTATTGGCGGCATAGGTAAAGGCCGTGGTCGAGAACATGTTCTGGAGCGGCCCCGAGACTTGATTCTTGATCGTGTTTACATTGGCCACGTTATTTCTCCTTAATCACAGCGCCCATGCGCCTGAGTTCCGACCGGATTTCGGCCAGTTGTAATTCAATACGAACCAAGCGTAACTCTGCGGGGTCCGTGCTCGCTTCCGCCAGCTTTGCTCCCTGCAAGGAAACCGCTTCAAAACTTCCGCTTGCAGCAGTGTGGCTCTGGTATCCCTGTGGAGTCACCGGGGTATACTGCCGCTGCACGTTCTGGCCCTGTCCCGGAGTCCCAACGAACTGTTGCTGGGGATTACCATGTTGCGCCCCAGAGCGGTTCGCTGCATCGATAGCCTTCTGCTCTGCAGTGCGTTGGTCATCGGTATTCGCCAGTTGGTCCGGAGTGCGCTGGACGTTGGGGTTTACGGGCCCGGGGCCTTGCAAAGTTCCAAAATTCTGCTCTGACATGAATCCTCCTTAGACTGCTGAAACTTCACCGCGAATGCGGCGGAAGCCCATCGTGTTGTTCGTGTTGGGCCGACTCACGACCCCGAGAAACCAATCATAACTAACCAGCGCCTTGGTCTGGAGCATGGGGTTGTCAAGGGTGATGTCGCCATCGGCAAACACCTTAACGTTGACCTTGAACGACGGATTGCGCGGCACCGCTTGTCCCATGAGTTCCGACGCCATCATGGCCTCGCGCCCGACGACATAACAGGCGTACCCGGTCTTGCCGGTCGAGGGATAATTGGCATAGGACGGAACGGTTGAGGTGCGAACGATGCGGCATCCGGCCCATTCGAGGATCTGATAGCCGCGCACAATGCCAGCCTTCAGCGTTGCCGCTCCGCTCTCGGTGCGCTTCATCACGTCAATCGCGCTGCCGGCGGAGTTGTCTGAAAATAGATCGTAGGACATGAAGGCGTGCATGACGGTTGAGTACATGCCATTGTCCCGGGGTGGCACGGCGTTGCCGACAAGCTGAGCCTCGGCACGACGCAGGGTATTCGAGAGCAGGAATTCATTGTCAAGCAAATCGATGCGCGAGGAACTGTTGGCGGTCGCCGCAGCCTCAAAGGCATTGAAGGCCACTTGATTGGCAGTGAGAGCCCCGCGATAGGAGAGATTCCGGGTGGCGTCCAGCGTAATATCGGCCAGGAACATATTAACCGCCACGTTCGACATGCCAATCCAGTCACCATATTCGTCGGCATAGGCGTCCGAATAGACTTGGTTCAAGGAAAGGCTGGGGCCGGGGATGCCTTCAGACAGCGTTGCGTTCGAGGCCTGGAAGGGCTGTTGTCCGTAGAACTGATAGGTGCGTCCACTACGCCGGGGAAGCGGGCGGAAGTCGCAGAGCATTTCAAGCGCCGGGGTATTGTACTGCCATTCAATCACCGGAACGCGATCATACGCGATCTGTGGAAACGCAGCGAGCGTTCCAGAGGTTACGCCAGGGGGCAGGAAGGACATCGTTTTTCTCCTTATTGGACTCTGGACACGCCGTAAGTTTCGCGCAGCGCATCGTCAGGGTTACGACCAGCGGCAATCGTTGCCGCCTTCCACTTTTCTACAATCGTTTCCGGGGAATCGTCAGGCTCAATTTTAGGAGCGACTGGAGCTTGCTTGCCAATTTCCTTCCCTCCGGCATTTCCCGAGACATTGAAGAGGCCCGAGGCTCCGAGCCTCTTCTTTGGCGGTGGCGCAGGCGGAGGAATAGGCTTTTTTGGTTGAGGCTCGTCGCCTTCACGGGCGGCAGCATCCTCACGCCCGATTTCAATTAAGTCCCAACCCTTCGCGGTCAAATGATCGTAGGCTTGCTGCAAACTCTCAGGCGCGGGCTTGTCACCGAGTCCAAGCTCAATGAGGGTTTTGCCCATAAGATCGAGCACACGAGGACCACCAGGCCAGGGTGTCCCGGCTTGGCTGAATTTCGAGGTGAATTCGGTTGTGGCTTGCTCCCACGATTTGACCTGCCGCGCCCCTTTGCGTTCTTCGAGGAGTTCCTTGATTCCTTGCGGGTCGATGCCGCGCTCTTTGAAATAGTCATCAACGGCCCCGGACTTTTCGAGGTACTCTTTGGCGCTGATCTTGCCGAGGCGGAAATTAGATTCCAGTTCAAACTTCTCGGCTTGAATTTCTTCGGAGGTCTTCGCGGGGGCTTCGAGTTTCGGGGCAGGCTGTTGCGAGCGTCCAAGCTCAAATGCGGTGACGGCAGCCTTGAATTGGCGCAACACGTCAGCAGGATCAGGCCCCGAGATTTCAACCTCGCGACCGCCAATCGTGAAAGTATCGGTATAGAGTTCGGGGGCTGTTTTTGCGGGGGGCTCAGGCTTCGCAGGTTCCGGCGGTTGCGCTTCACGCGCCTTAGAAAGAGCTGCCTGTATTTCGTCAGTAGATGAGGCGCTTGAAATCTCTGCCGATATTTCGGCACTTAAAGGCAAATTTTTTTGCTCGTCCGCCATTTAGTATGACCCCGGTATACGTTGATCGTCTGACATATTGGAAAGAACTTCCTCGCGCAATTCGTCTGCCAAGTGGATACTATCTTTACTTTTATCAGTTTGCAAATCTTTTTTTTCAGCGGCTTCCACGATGCCGTCATGGATGGCATTCTGGATTCGGGTAAAAAGCATCTGGTGGTGTTCTTTTGCCGCCTGCGCCCGCGCCTTCAAAGTAATAATCTGCTGTGGGTCCCAGCCGCCCCAATCGACCAGAACAGCGGTCGCTTCCTCGACGAGCGCCTGTGAAATCCTCATAATTTCAAGGTAGCCGGGAAGTTGGCGCACAGCCTGAAGGCGGTTGGATATTTCAACGGCAAGCGGCGTCGGTGGTGTGAAGGGATCGATCATTTACATTTCTTCGATTGGCGTTATGCACCCTGTTGGAATTCCCTTGCATCCGCAAATATATTCCAGCAGACAGGTTGCGTCGTCAGCATGATAACCTTCGTGATGGCCGCATGGACACATGCGCGGCCCTTTCGGATAATTCCATGACGGGACATAAGGGCTTGTTTCGGAAGGTCCGCTGCTCGATCGGCTTATTTCTCCCGGAATAATTTTTACTCCTGCATAAAACTGGAATCGGACTTCTGCAAAGCGATGCGTTCAGCCCGTTGCAGCGCGGCCTGCTCGACGTTCTCGGTCCGGGCCTCGTTGTGGTCCTGCGTTGACGATTGCGACTTGAGAACGGACTCGCCGGTCTTGAGCAAGACCCTATTTTCGGCCTGATTATTATCCACTTGCATCTTACCTTGCGTCTGAGCGGCGATTTTTTCCATCGTCTTGTCGGGCTTGCCTTGCGCGGCCTGATATTGCTGTTTTTCCTCATCCGTCATCGGAATCACAATCTGTTCGCGGTAAGGATAGCCGGTTGAGTCGAAAAGCGCCTTCACCAGCGAGTTGAAATCGATCTTCATGCCTTGGCCGGCAAGCATTTCGACCATTCCGGGGGCCTGGAGCATGGATTCGATGAATCCGAGCGACTGATTGAGGGCTTGCCTTGCTGCCAGCTTCGTTCCGGCGGTGATATTGAGCTTATAAGTGCCGTTAATGATCGAAATGGGAGTCTCTTTGAAAGCAGCTCCCATCTCCTGCGTCAACATGGCCCTGATTTGCGACGGTTTTAACTTCCGATTGTTTTCAACGCAGAATTCAAGGAAAGGAATCAAGATTTGGTCGGAAATCACGTCCATCAGGTCTTGCGCCTTCGTGGCTTCGCCTCCGGCCATCGCCTGAGCGCCTTGTTTCGTGCGGACATCGCCCGGAGCGCCGGGATTTGAGCCCAGAATGCCGATTCCCGCCCCGCCTATCTGACTAGCCCACTCTTTGACCTGAGCGATGACGCCCAAAACCTCCTGCCCCTGCACGGAATTCCGCGCCAGAGCTTCCAGTTTTCCCGCCTGAGTGTCCGATTTCCAGATTTTACCGGGGAAAATCCACTGATTCTGCGCTGAGTTCGCCATTCCGGCGGGCGCGGTGTAAGTTCCCATGAGATTCAAGTTCAAATCATCCATAAAGGCATTGATAATGCCCTGGATAATACGCTGGAAGTCTCCCAGCCAGAAGCCGAGGCCATACCCATAGAGCGAATCCGGGGCATCGCGGTAGGCAAACGACAATCCGGGAATCTTGTGCTGGTCGTTCGGGCCATTATAGATGCAGTACTCGCCCTCAAGGATCATGGCGTTGCGCTCATCGGTCCAGTAGTCGAAAATCTCAAAATCCTTCATCAATGGATCGACGGTCGAGCCATCGTAATTCTCGGGGTAAGCCTTTTGCGGCGTGGTAGACTGCTGCCAGAGCGGGTTCGTCGTGCTCGATCCTTGAGTGTCCAGCGGATTCGTGGTCGTGGAATCCATCTTCTGCGGGGTGGTTAGTTTTATCAACTGCTCACGCGAAGGAATATTGAATCCCTCGGTATCGCGCAGTTTATCCAGTTCGTAGGCGTTCATGTAGATGAGACGCCCCATCCATTTTCCATAACGAATATCGGAACGGCGGCACGAGGGGTCAGCCCGCAAGCGGCGAATCGGGATATGCTCAAAATGCGGGGAATTGATCTCTATCGTGGTGGGTTCGGTTTGAAGCGCCTGCTCATCCTCATCCTCAGTCGGCACCTCATAGGTTGAGCCCGCGTTTGTGGCAATGGTCATGGCCGGGGGCTTCCTGGTTTTCTTGCGGACCTTATAGGCCATTGATGCCCAGCCTTGAATGCCGCAGCCAAGTCCGTACAAGAAACCATCATACAGGACGCAGCGCATTTCCTGCTTCAAAGATCCCTGTTTGAATCCACAAGTCTTTATTTCCGCATTGATCAGCGCGGCCTGGGCTTCGGCGGCGTCAATCGAGGTATCGCCCGTAGGGTCCATCTGAAAGAGCTTGGCCCCGCTCCAGAATGATTGCTGGATATTCGAGAGCATCGAATAGAAGTGCTCAGCCAAGAGCGGCATGCCCAAGTGCGAGCGCACCTGATCAGAGTTCTTCCAACGCTGCTGCCGGACTTCCGCCCGCAGAAGCAACTCGACGATGTTCCACATCCCAATCAGGCCACGCGAGGCGACGAAGGATTCCGAAAGAATCCGATTGGTATTCGCCTCCTTGACCATCGATTCATCGGAGCGTTCCTGGTCGGGGAAAGCGACTTCATTCTGTTGGAGGGGAAGGGCCTGCTCGCCGGGTTGCACGGCGCCGGGGAGGTCTAATACGCGAAGTTGATCCATCATCGAGGCTGGAATCACTAACATATGATGCCCGATCCACACCCGCCATCCTCATAGTAGCCTTCGGATGGCTCGGTCAAGGGGTGTTCGCGCCGGAACATGCTCACGGTCGGCTGAACTGATGACTGCGTTTCGTAGCCGCTGGGGACTTCACAAACAAGCCCCAAATCATCGGCAAAATCATCTCTGCGGCCCATCTTCGGCCACTTCAGCAGTTCCCGGCAAAGAATATCATACCCGGGCATTCCGGCAAAGAGCCAAAGCCTGCCTTCTTTGAGCGGCGTCTTCACCGCGCCAATACGAGCGAGCTTCGCGCCCTCAACATTCGACATCTTATACCACTCGACCGGAAGGCGTTGCAATTTTCTTTGCGCGGCATATCCCCGGATTACTTTGTCGTAGGCTTCCCAACCCAGGAAGCGTTCAAGCCAGATAATATAGGGCCGATGCTTAAACGTCCAGCCGACCACGTTTTCAGCGACAGCCTCCGAATCCCATTTACCATAGATACAATCAAACACGAACAGTTGGCCTCTATATAAGCGCACGGCATAGAATACCGATCTGTCTCTTTTCGAGTCTCCGACATAGGATAAATCCCCCACAATGAAAGTAGGCGCAACGGTTGGGCTTGGAATCTGCTCAAGATGGAATAGCGTCTGCCTTGCTATCAGTTCTTCGGTGAAGGTCTGCTCGCCCGACGCAATCGGGTTATTCTCGTACTGGTTGGCAAAGAATTCCGCGCCCGCACGCAATTTTTCGCCTTCGAGGAATTCTACCGTGTGGCCAATCTGCCGGCCATCGCGGGTGGTGACGCGGGGGAACAGTACATCCTTGCCGCCCTGCTCGTTCTCGCGCCAGCAGGTTTTGATTGAGAACTTCCAGATGGTCTTACCGAGCTGCGCCTCTTCCTCGGCTGCCTTTTCCTGAATGCGCTCGTAGGTGTCACCAAAGGAATAGCGGGTTCCCGTGACAATCATATAGCCGGAGGGCTCGAGGAGCGGCGTGATGTCCAAATAATCCTGATAACACTTTTCCAGCGCCGTAATGCTGCGATAGTTTGTCTCATTCACGAGGTCGTCAATGTCGATCTCATCGTAATGGGAACCGGCCTTGACCGACTTCGCAGTTGAGATCGCAAACGTAGGCTCGGCAAAGATGGTATTCCGGCGGGCAGCCACGGTGAATTCCGAGGCGGTATCGGTGAGCGGATCCTCGCAGAATTCAGGGAATAGGCGCTTGAATTTCTCCGTGGGGGCGGTGAAGACGAGCTTTAACCTTCTGAGGTGCCGCCGCCCTAAATCCTTCCCACCCGTCATATGGCAGAATCGGACATCGGGGTA